ACGAAGTACCTGTCGGTTTAAAAGGACCTGGGATTCTATCTTTATCATAGATGTTACTATTTTTATCAAACACTCCATCTTTTTTATAAAAACCTTCGTTCACATAATCTTGTATAGATTTAATTCCTGTTAGTGCATCTAAATTTAAAGAACGGTTTCCATAATCAGCTCCTTTTGTATCATCAGATACTTGAAAGGTATCTCTTAAATTTTCTACTGTTAAATCATCTTTTGTTATTTTACCATCGCCATCTCTATCATATAATTTGTCGTCTTCTTCAAGGCCTTTTAATAATTCAGGTGTTAAAAGACCAGATTGGTTTAATTGAGTAATTATATTATTTCTTGCTTGGTTAAAAATTCTGTTTTGGTATTTTTGATTGTTTCTTTGACTAAAAGTTGAATAAGCTGGATCAAGCATTCTAGCTCCACCAGAATAATTATTAAACTGTTCTCTAAAATTTGATTGACCTCTGTCAAATTCTTTTTTTCCTACTTTTTTATCTTGTTCTTGTAAATCTTTAAATAATTTCTTTTGTTCTTCTGTAGTTGTAGGTACGCTTGAACCTCCATCACCACTTCCACCTTGATTACTTGGTCCTGTACCTGCACCACCTGCTACACCACCAGTTGATGGATCTCCTCTACCTTGATAGCCACCAAGACCTCCACCAGTTTGACCGTAACCTCCTCCATAACTTCCACCAACGTATGCACGTCTACCATCTTTACCTAATAGGCCACCGAAAGCTTTTTCTTCTCTCACCTTTTGTAGTATCTGTTTGTATTGTTGTGCGTTTGTTATTGCCATCGTTCTATTTTATATAAAAACCCTGAGTTTTACAACTCAGAACCTGCTCCTAAGTTAAATTCTTCTACTGTTATTTTAACGTCTCTACGTATATCTTCTCTTTTAGTATCTGTTTCAGGGTTATCTACATCAGCATCTGATTCTGCATCTGACATGTACTCCTGACCTGTTTTCATATTAGTTAAGGTAACCTCACTTTTAGGTGTGATAATCATAACCTTTTTACCATTAACTGTTTCGTATCTTACTGATGCTTCTGTTTCTATAAATGACATATTTAATCCCTGTTTATTTCTAGCACAGACAACGTAACATGCAACCTATTTGCTGTAGCTGCTGTTACTTGTAGTACTTCATTTTCCATCATTATAATGGGTTCTGTTATTAATTGTTCTGTTGCATTAGCGTCAATAGCTTTTACATTGTATAAGCTAAAAGAATCTGCACTTGCTGGATCTCCAGCAAATAATTTTACTGTAATTGTATCTGCATTTCCAGAATCTTCTGATACGTACATCGACTTTAATATAGCTCTAGAGTTTGATGGAACAGTATATACAGTTGTAACTGTATTAGTAGTCAAATCTTTTTTAGCGTTTAAATATATGTTAGCCATTGAACCACGCAAACCTTTCTTGATCTTGTTTTAATTCATTTAAAAATGTAGAATTTAATTGTTCTACAACTAAACCCATTGCTCTGTTAATTTGTTTTTGGTTAGACACATCGTAGTCTTGTTTAGGTTCAGGTATTCTTATTACTATCTTAGCCATTATCTACGTCCGTCTGGTTGTATATCAATTTTAAAAGTACCAAATCTCCACTCTTCACCACTAGATTTATTTTCAATTTTAACATTTAAATAACGTCCTCTAGCTCTTGTATCTTTTTTATCAGTAGATGAAGTAATTGTAAATGGACTTAGACTACTTACCGTGTCTGATTGTTGAGGGTATCTTTTGATTGCTAATGTTACTACTGCATTTCCTGTTAGTGTTTTAAAATCAGGTACAAATCTTCTCAGTGCTAAAAATGATTCACCAGCAATAGTTGGTCCACTTGATTTACCTTGAGCATCTTTTTGTTTTGCTTGTAAGTCAAAGTCAAATGATTTTATAAATGATGTAATTGTAGTTGTACTACCATCTTGATTAATTTGATCAGTGCCTACTTCATGTTCAAAAAATTGTGTTTGACCTAAACCATCTTGACCTACCACTGCAGGGAAAGTACCATTTGATGTTGAATTAAATTTAGTAGCATAAGGTTGAGGATAAACAACAGCATCAATCCAAGAAGTTCTAGCTTCTGTTCCTGTATACCAAACACCACCGGGTGTGTTTCTACCTGTCTCTCCATAATTAAATACTACATAAGCATTATTATAATTAGATCCTGTTGTTGGATAATACCAAACAACTTCTGTAAATAAGTTATTGATACCTGCTGCAACTTGTTGACCTTTTGTAGTATCTAAATTGTCATAGACAAAGTCTTCTACAGTACAAGGTAAAGATTTAACAGTACCATCAAATAGAAATAAACCGTTTGCACTCATCCAAAAAGCATTACCATCTATCTCAACAACTGCATTCTTACCAATCAATCCACAGTTAGTACCAACTTGCTCAAAGCCAAATGTAAAAGGTGCACCAATAAATTTCATAGTGTACAAAGCGTTATCTGTCCAAACTAGGATTGTTTCTTTTGCTTTTATAGCACCCACTATTTTAGTACCGTCTTGTAATCTAAAATCACCAGCACTGTTAATAGCTGTTGCTGTATAATCGTTTATGTTTTCTTGGTCCGAGAACCGTATAAACATATCATCTTGTGTCGCTGTATTTCCAATAGTTGTTTCAGTTCCAAAATGACATAAGTGTCTAGTTGTTGGAGATATTAAACTTAATCTTGATGCAGTAGGGTTACTTGTTGTAGAAAAACCTGAAGTACCTGTTGATGCTCTAACTGTTGTAGGTGATGCAGCTCCTGCATTCCATGTAAATGTTTTACCGTTTGCAATAGTTGCAACCAACACTTGACCAAAGTTATCTAAAGACCAAAGTCCAGGTTCAAGAGTTACTTCTGATGCAAGGACCGCTTCGCCCCAGTCAGAATAATTTGTTGCATCAACAACAGCTGTACCAGTATTGTGAGTAGCGTTTGTTGTACCATTAACATTTCTTACGATACTTTGTAAGTTTGGTGATGATATAGATGCATAAGATATTAACTCACTTTCTACTAAAATTCTACCAGCAGCACTAAAGTTTGTTGTAGCATCAAGTGTAACATTAGTACCAGACCCACCTGTACCAAATGAGTTTGCACTTAGTGATCCGTCTAATGTTGATGTTGCAGCACCTGGAACTGATCCGTCCCATTGAGATATACCAAAACCGTAACCATAAGATTGATCAGCAGGACCAATTTTTTCATAAGGTATAACAGATATGCTACCACCTGTAGATACAGTTCCTGTTGCATTTGAACTTTGTGTAATTGTAAAAACTGTCGGTGTTGTAACTGAAGTTACTTGAAATAGTTTATCTTCAAAATCAGATGCATTGTATCCTGTGCTACTTGGTAAAGTTACACTGTCTAATAAAACAATGTCACCAGGTTCTAAGTTATGAGCTGATCCAGTTGTAATTGTACATACTGCAGAATTGTTTACAGTTGCTATTGTTGAAGAAGCTAAAGTAGCTTTAATGGGTGTTATGTCAAACAGTTGACCTTCAAAATATAAAAGTAAAAATTTATCTGTACCGATTGTAACATATCTATTACCGTTTAAGTCTACAAACGCATGAAGTTTTCTTGATACACCAACAATAGAATCTGATATTAAAGAAGACCAACCTCCTACTTTTTCAGGTAGTCCATATCTAAATCTTGAGTTATCAGAATCAATCCAACGATTCTCTGCTCCGACTTCAGTATCTTGTTTATCGATACCCGGTTTAATAGTAAAATCAATAAGGGCCATGGTCCGTGCTCCTATATGTTATCTTTGTAGACCCATCCTCTTGTAGAGTTTACATACAACAAAGTAAATGCAGCACCATTTGTAGATACTGTTAAATTTGCAGTTAGTCCTAAGATAGGTTGACTATTTCTATTTAAAATTAAATTGTTATTTGCAAAAGTTCCTCTATCATCTACAAAAGTAACTTCTGAACCTATTGCAGGTGAAGCAGGTAGTGTTACAGTAATTGGGTTAGCTGTTGTATTTGCTAAAATTTGATCTCCGTCAACTGCTGTGTATGCTGTTATAGCTGAAGCAGTTAATGTTACATACCCTTTATTTTTAAGTCCTAAATTTACATTTGTACCATCAGAATAAACTAATGAAGTAGATCCTATAGGTAATACAACCCCGGACCCTGATACAGTTTTAACTGTAATAGTATAGAATGTAGAAGAAGCTCCTCTTGTTGTTGCATCTTCAAATATCATAACTCTTTCAGCACCATCAGGTATAGTTACACTTCTGTTTGCACCAAGTGTACCTGTTAATTTTATATATAAATTTTTACCGTTTGATGTAGCACCATTGTCTAATGCTAAAGTAAGATCACCACTTGCAAGTTGTGAAGATGATAAATAACCCGTAGATAATTGTTCTAAGATCTGTAGGTTTGTATTAGTGATAGTGCCCCATAACCCTGCTTTTTCACCAGTTGTTATAAGTTCTAATTTTGAATTTGTTGAGTAAGATGATGCCATAATTTATTAATAAGGGTCTATTGGTGTCCAAGTCATGTTCACCCCTGGTACTATATCGTTCCAGGTAATAATACCCGCCTCTCCTGTGTTTGCCGTTAATTGTGATCCTGTAGGAGTCACAAGTGCTGTTCCTGTTACTGTAACACTTCCTGTTGATAAGGTCAATGAGTTTCCAGTAACGGATACGTTTGCATCTGCTGAAACTACTACAGTTCCTATGCCTAATGATACCTGTGATCCAGTAGGATTGACTACTGCTGTTCCTGTAACAGTTACTGTTCCTGCTCCAAGACTTACTTGAGAGCCACTAGGACTAGCTGTTACATCAGTACTAAGTATTGGGGTTCCAACTCCAATACTTAATGCATTACCTGTTACATTTATAAGGACATTAGGGTTAAAGAACGATGTCGCTATTGGAGCACCGGATAAGGAAGTTAGTCCGAGCATGGTCTATGCTCCCGTTAATGCTTTTATCTCAGCGTCGGTTAATCCCAAGTCTTTAAGTTTTTGTTTACCAGATGTTTTTTTATCTATTGCTGCTTGTTCAGCATCTTTTAATTCTTGTATCTTTGCATTTACTTCTGCTTCGCTTGGAATAGTTGCTGTGTCATCATTCAATTTTATATATTTATGTTGCATACGATCTTTGTTAGGAATTTTATTACCATTATCATCGTGAGTTTTAAAACCATACCATTGAATTTTACCTACATTAAACATTCCTAAAGCATCTTGAAAATAATCTCTATTCATTCTATGTATCTCCTAATCTTATAAATGTTACACATGTTTGACTGTCATTTGTGCCACCATAAATTGATGTTGATCCTTCAAATTCATAACCCATTTGTACTTTATGAGTTGATGTATTAGTTACGTCAAAAATAAAAATTGCTGTTGTTTCAAAATCCCAAAGATTTCCACTTCCACTACCTGCACCTCTTGCTGCTATAGCAACACTTGATCCACCATCTGTTGATGTATAAAGGTTTCCATTCGCATATCTATTATTACCAGTAGTTGTACTTTTTCCATTTATTTTATACATTATAAGATAAATACCAGTTGCTGGAAAACTAAATTCACCACTACTTTCTGTCATTGCAGAACCTATTGTTCCATAACCACTAGGCGCATCAGTTCTTTCCCAATTTGATGAAATTTTATTTGATACACCACTAAGTCCAGTTGCTGATGCAGTTATTCTCCATTGGTCAGCCATTGTAATACCAGCTGCTGCTGCAAAAGTTGGAGGTGCACCTGCGCCAGCAGAAGTTAATACTTGTCCTGCACTTCCTGTAGCAACTGCTGCGGGATTACCACTTGCATCATAAGTAATTAAATTTCCATCAGTCCCTGGTGCCATTTTTGCTAATGTCACTGCATCATCAGTTACCCCAGGTGTTATAATTCTAGTTATCGCCATAATTTATCCTATCAACGCTTTAATTTCGTCGTCGTCCAATCCTAAATCTTTTAGCTTCTGTTTACCAGAGGCTTTTTTAGTTTCTTTTGCAGCAGTTTCTGCTGCTTCGTTATTATTTAATTCTGTAAGTTTAGTTTCAATATCTGCTTTAGATATTTCTGCTGTTCCATCTAACCAATCTATTTCTATAGTATCGATATTTGATCCTCTAGTTACAACTTTTGCATCTGGGTTTATTGCTAATATTGCATCTATTACTTTTGCCATCTAAGCTCCTATTTCCATTAAAGTTATATGTGAATTTTCTCCACCAGTACCTTGTACTCCAACTCCAGCAGTATTATTTCCACAAGAAAATTGAGTTTTGTATGTGAGTGATGAAGTGCTGTTTGGTTCATCTAATAAACAACCACCAACTGTACCGAATGATAAAGGAATAGAAGAATTAGAATAACCACCATTATTTGTTAAAGTTGATATTTGTGTTGATCCTCTTAATAATTTTATAATCATTTGGTTTCCAGCATTAGCATTAGTTTTGTCACAACCATTTTGCATTACTATTATTAAAACCTTAGAGTTAGTTGCAGATGGAGTTATACTTGCACTTAAATTAGTATCAGCTAAATTATTTGTGCTATTTCTAGTTTCTGTAGATGTTGAACCAAAAACAACTTGTAAAACTTTTCCACCACCAAAACCTGTGGCTGTTCCAGAATTAGCTATCGTTGCTCCTGAAGGAATTGTAATAGTGTCACCACTGTCTCCAATTTGCAAAGCAGTTCCTGAAGCAGGTGATAATTTATTTGATTTTACCTCTGTTCCTGGAACAGTAACTGTATCCCCAGCTGCTCCGATAGTAATAGTATCAGAACTCTCGTTGATAATGTTATTACCTGATGTATCTTGTATCGTGTCTACTTTTAAAATTGCTGTCATTATGCTCCTATCCTATATGCTCCAAAATATGTATGAGTGGCTTGAAATACAGGTGATCCAGCTGTGTTATCAGCAAAACCATAAAGCTCGAGGTAATCCGTTGAACCATTCATATCTACTATTGCCACCACTGGAACTGTGTTTGCCATGTGGTGTCCATCACTATTATATAATCTAGATTCTTTAACCGTACTTCCATTTTTATAAATTAATGATTTTGAGTGTTGAAGATAATTTGAAGTAGCATTTGCTGCAACAGAACCATATACATAATATTTGCCAGCAACTTGTGGTGTAAATCTATAGTTAGTAGAATTATCATAAGCACCATCAGTGTCAAAATTTTCAATATTGCATTGTGCTTTAGTATTTGATGCATCTGATACTGTTTGTTCAGATGATAAACTTGCTTCAAAAGCTGGGACGCTAGATAACAACGTAACACCCGATCCAATAGTAATGTTACCAGATCCTGCGCTGTTTGTTATTGTTCCTACTTTTAAAGTTCCGTCTGCCATAATTTTCCTATTCTATTATTTTAAA